CCGTAGCGTTAACACCCGTCCACAAAATTTCCTCATTTTTCGCCGCGATTCCCTCGAGCATGTTTGCGATCAAAGTTTCGCTCAATGCTGGCTCGAGTTCGCCGTTTTGAACGAAATTAGCGCCCCAATCCGCTAGGAAAGTGTTTTTACACAAGTTGCGCTGAACTTGGAACTTCTCAAGCGTCAAAGTACGTTCGGTAATAGTCACCGTACCCAGCGGAGTAAAGTCGCACGTCGGAGCCTCAAAAGTGATATTATCAACGAGTTTTTTAACGACTGCTTTATAGTCGATGTTTTCTTTTACGGTTACATGCTGAAGCGATTCGTTCGCCAAGAATGCCGCCTTAATGTACTCACCCGCGTATTTACCCGCGTAGGTGGTAGTTAAATTTGCTGTTGTAGCCATTTTTTAAATTCTTATTTAATTTTTTCGATATTGTTTACGATACGTTCGCGGAGCGTCATTTGGTTAAATGGCTTTTCCGCTTTTTGCTCGCCGAGAATTACGCGAGTAGGATTTTTTTCTTTAACCGATACGGTCGCGGGTTGCTTTTTTACGGCGGCTAATTCAGCCTTAACCGCTCCGAGGTTTTCGGTAGCTTTTGCGGCCTGATTTTTCACCGTGGCGAGCTCAGTTTCCAAAGCCGTTTTTTCACCCTCAAGGGTTGAAACGCGTTCGCTCAGTTTGTTAATGGCGCTCAGCAAATCGTCCGAACTCATTTCCTCCTCCATTTCGGGGAGGCCCATTTCGGCGATTTGTGACGCCTCGTTAACGTCGATAAATTCACCGCTTTCGAGCTCGTAACGGCCAGCGGTTGCGGGGACCATATTACCCTCGGCGTCCTTAGTGTAAACCTCGGCGCCAATGGCGAAACTTTCGGCGCTTGTGTAGATAGGAGTCCCATCCATTAATTTGCCTTCCGTTTCGAGCTTAACTTCCTCGAGTTTAATTCCGTGGACGCTTGGATCAATCCCAAACTTTGAAAATATATTTTTCAAAGAATCTTTTAAATTGGTTTTTGACATGCGTTTAATGTTTGCGTATGTAACGGAAAAGCCTATTTATTTCCCCATTTTGCACGAAAAAAGGGCTCCTCGTTAGGAACCCTTTTTAGCTTCACCCTTAAACACTTGAACCAGAAACTCACCTTTCGGCGATATTTTAAAGCGAATTAAATAGCTTTTCGATTTCCTGTAAGGCCAACGCCTCAGGGCTAACCGCGCCCATGTTCAACCCCACGTGGTCAAAGTATCCCTCAATTGAAAACCCTTTAACCTTCCCCGCTTTGACGTTCGCCCATATTTCGGGGTTATCTACTTTCGAACCGATTAACCACGTTCCGACGGGGACGTCCATACCCAAATGAACGCTTTTATCGTTTTCCCCTTCCTTATACCATGATTCTACTACGGTGACGCCCTCGATAGGTTTCAAATGTTCAAAAGTATGGGCATTTTGAAACCCATTTTTCATAAATGCGTGAGCACAGTTATAAATTGTTTCGCGATCAAAAACGATATAATACTCCTCGCCCGTTTCCTTATCAATTCTCAAAATTGGTTTATCAGGAATAAGCGCGGGGCCGTATAACATCCGCCGCTCATTATCGAGCGCCTCGAGTTTTACTTCCTTTTTTAACGCGATCCAATTCGACTCAATGGCGGGAAATTCCACTAATGAAATCGCCTCAACTCCGAGGCTACCCTCGGGCCCGATTACACACTTAAATATTTTTTTTGAATCCATTTTTTTTTTATATTTGTGGTGTTCTTAGTTTTCAGTGTTAAAATATGGGTGAAGCCTCCAAACGTGGGGGCTTTTCTTTTTATAGTCGCGCCAAATCTTGAACCTTTGCCCGCGCCTCGAGTGAGCTCGCCACGTCACCCGCGAGCACATAGGCGGGCGTCGCTTGCTGAGGTTGGTTCTGAATATTAAACGCCGCCAGCGGGTTAAAATCGGGAACGGTTCCACCCGTAGCCGCCACACCTTGAGCGCTCAGGCTTGGGACGCTCGTATTATTTCCGCCACTTGGGGCGGGCGAGCTGAATGTCGTCGCCTTAATCTTTGCCACGTTAGCCAATCCCGCCGCCACAGCCGCCGCCGCCGCGATAAATGCACGCGGTACGCTCGTTGGGTCGCCAGGTATTAACTGCGAGGCGTAAGCGCCTTGGGCGGCTTTATACGTCTCAATGCCCGTCTGAGCGATTTGGAGGGCTTTTTGGCGCTGAAATGCGGCTTTTTGGCTTTGCTGGCTTTTCCCCGCGAAAGCCTCGTTTAACGAAAGCAAGGTCGATACGGTATTTGTAGCCGCTTGGATTCGGGCGTCGCTTAATTGTTTCGCCTTATCCGCTTCCTTTTTGGCCTCATCCTCGCGTTTTTTCGTTTCCTCATCCCGATATTTTTGGCGAATTTCCCCCTCTTTAGTTAGTAACTCGTTTTCGAGGTTGGCCGCATCAGCGCCCGCCGCCTTTAATATTTCGATTCGTTCAAAATAGGAGTCTCTAAGCGCCTGTAATTCGCGGTCCTTTGCCGATAACCCCGCTTGGAAATTTTGCTCCTCAAGCGCCTCAAGTTCGGCCGCTTCATTTATTGCATTTTGGCGGACTTGATCCGCGAGAGCCTTATCCTTTTCGGCTTGCTGGGCGAGCTCAAGGTCCGAATATTTTTTTAATACCCCAAGGCGCTCGGCTTCCTTTTCCGCCGCGATTTGGTTAATTAACGTTTGATTGTTTCCCGCTTGGGTTTTTAACTTTTCATATTTTAAATCGAGTTGGCGGAGTTCTTTATCTTCATCACTCAAGCCCGCTTGAAAACGCGCCTCGCGGGCGTCTTTAATTGCCTGAGTTACCTCGGCCTCGTTTTGTTTAATTTGTTGGGCGCGTTGCTGGGCCGCTTGCTTTGCCTTTTCGATACGGTCGGCCTCCGCCTTTTCGGCATCCTCTCGCGCTTTTGCCACCCCCGCCGCCTCATCCTCGGCCGCTTTTATATTAATTTCACCGTTAGCCGCGAGCGCTTTTGTTCGCGCGTCGACTTGCTCTTTGGTTAATAAAACTCCTTTCTTTTCGAGCTCGTTAACCTGATTAATTAAGTTATCATTTTCGGCGATTTCCTTTTTTCGATATTCGTCGTTAACTGCCTTAACGTCCCCGCCTGTTTTCTGAGCATTTGCCACCGCCAAACGGCGCGCGTTATCGAGTTTTTTCTGATTCCCCTCGAGGTTCGCGATAGCTGAATCCACAGCATCAGCCGCCGCGACCGCTGTTATTCCGATAGCGTCGGTAAATCCTGTAATCGCGTCCTTAACAAATCCCACCACTTTACCAATAGCCTCGAAAGCAACCCCCACGCCAGGAATAACGTTTGCGAGTTTATCGAAATTCGTTACGATTAACGCGATAACCGAACCTATTAAAAATATGGGGTTCGTTAATAACGCTTTTCCAAGATTTAAAACCGATTTCGTAAACGCCCCCGAGCCTTCCGTCGCACCTGAAAAATTAAGACCCTTAACATTTTTCGCGAGCCCATTAATACTATCAGCGGCCCCCGCGAAATCGAGCGACCCGAGTCGGCTTTGGAGGTTCCTTAAATTATTTCCCGCGCTTTCAAAAGCGGGCCCAGCGTTCGCCCCAATTTCCTCGTTAAAATCTTTTTGCGCGTCCTTTAATTGCTCGAGCCGCGTTTTTAATTGCTGATATTCGGCCGAGGTTTTCGGTAGGTTGGTAGTTTGGAGCTCATTCGTTAAATCCTTTATTTGCTGGCGGAAATTCTTAACGGGTTCCGTAGGCACATTAGCCCCCAAATCATTCAGCCGACTTTTTAATTCGTCGACGCTTTGGCTCACTACTTTCGAGGAGCCTCCGAGTTCTTTGTATTGTAACGCGAGCTCGGCCCATTCGCGCGAGCTTGGATCAACTGAGGCCAATTGTTTTTTAAGGTCGCCAACTTGTTGGGCCCAACTCTGAGCCGACGCCCCCGCCTCGTTAATGGCGCCCGTGAGGTTGTCGATACTTTTGGTAGCGCCCGAATCGTCGACCGTTAAAATTACTTGCGCTTTTAAATTTTCCTCAGCCATTGCACCAATTAAATATTAGGTAAATAATGAAGCCCCACCAAATGGAGAGCGTTGGAGTTATGGTGTTGGCCTTCATTTAACGAACTTGTGTGTAGTTAAGGCGCAAAAGTACGTTAACGCCCGCGTAAGGGAAGCCCGAGCCGCCCGAGGTTACTTTAAAACGGTGCTCGGCGGTATTCGTTGCGGTATCAATTGTAAACGCCAGCGTTAAAAGTGTACCGCTATTATCCCCCGCGAAAATGGCGGGCGTCGATGCCGCCGTTATACCGCCTATTTTTTCCATGTAAAAAGAACCCGTTTCGTAAATCCAAAGGCCGTTAACGTCGCTCGCATGTAAAATGAAATCCACGACCCACGTCGTAGAATCGGGAATAGATAAACGAGCCGCGACATCATTCGAGGGGAATAGCTCGAGCACCTGAGAAACGGCCGAAAATCCACGGGCGTTTGAAAATATAACCGTACCCGCCTGAGCCGCTCCAAAATCCCCCGAGGTTGTACGGTCCCCGCCCCCGAAATGGAACCCGAAAACGTTGGCGTAAGCGTTACGGCCGAGAATCGTCGTTCCCTTATTCGCCCCCTCAAGTTTTAATGTTGATCCAACGGCGAGCGTGGCTGAATTGCCGTCCTCAATAGTCAACTTTTCACCCGCCGTTGCGGCTAAAACGTTGGTCGGCCTGTTTACCGACGGCGTCCCAAGCATAATAGCCGCCGCCGCGCCTCCACCTCCTGGCCCTCCTGGCGTATCGATACCCTCACCAAATGCAAGGCATCGACCCCCGTCGACCTCACTCCACGTATACCCGTAGCGCGTGCAACAAATTTCATTGGCGGGCTGAGGGTCACCGTTGAAATCCTCAAAGGTTACCTCTTGGACTTGGCCCTCCGTCACAGTTACCGCAACGGGCACGAGTGAGCAATCGGGAACGTCCTCGAGCACTTTTAAAAGGGTGAGTTTTGTCGATTCTTGCAACCCGATTTTATAATCGGAAATTTCGAGGATTCGCCAATAGCTATCCTTAATCCAATAACGATTATTAAACCCAAACGAAAGAACGTCGCTAAAATCTAACGCCAAATGAGCCTCCATTATTCGAGCCTGAGGCGAATAAATTCCGTTAAGATACGGCCGCCAATATTCATTAAATAGGTTCCGAAATGGTGGGGCGGTTATCGCATGCAAAGGCGTTTCGGGTGCAAAGTTTAAATCGAAATCGGCGACGCTTGCATCCACGCTTGAGTAATTATTAAAAATATTAACCGCCGTAGCCGCGACGTCCTGAGCGTGATCGTCGAAAAGTTGCACGGTAGCAATATCCGCAAGGAATAAAAACCGAAGATTCGGGATAACGAACTCGCGGGCTGGGTTAATGAATTTCGGTATAACGATAGCGCTCCCGTCGATGTAAGTCGCTGGCGTACTTTCGGCGGTGAGTTGGATTTTTAAATCACCGTTTGCGAACTCGTTAGGCAAAGCGGTCGCGCTCGTTTGGTAGCCGTTTAATATTTGAAACCGTCCGTAGACTCGCCCGTTATCTTGAAAAAACTTGCTGAATTGATCGCCGCCGCCCTTGTAACTAAAATCAAAATTTCGTTTCTGAAATTCGGTCGTTGGGCTCAGCGTTACGTCCTTGGAAATATCGAGCTTTTGCGTCCAATTTTCCGTTATTCCTGAATTTATATAATCCTTAATCGGTACAATTAAAACCTCCCGAGGTACATCGCGGCTCGGAATCATTACGCCAGCGTGCATGTTTAAAACGTCCCGAACGAAATCAATCTTTTTAATAATTGGCGCGTTTGCCGTAGCGTCGAAAGTATCCCCGTAAAGCCTGAAATAATCCACAAGCTCCCAACCTGAGCCCGTTAACGGGTCGTTTGTAGCTGAGCCGATAAATAAAGGGGTGGCGGGAAAGCTCGAATAGGGTCGCATTTCGTCACCCGCCTCCATAAATAGCGGGTCCGTAGTAAATTGAATGGCTTGGATTACCCCGTTATTTTGGTCGGTTCCCGAAACGGCGATTTCCAAGTTAACCACGGTCGTATAATTGAGCGGCGTCGTATATCGGCGGAATGTAATTCCCGCAGTATTCGCCCCGAAACTCGCCGTCGGTTGGACGTGAGCAAAAAAACGGAACGTGTAAAACCCATCATTCGGCGCCACGAAACCCGTCGCGCTATAATTGCCCCCGTTATCTACTATCGAACCGAACGGGATAGGGTCTTTATCAGTAACGGCCGTAGTGGCGGCGGTTAATCCCGCGTTAAAATAAATATCGCTCGCGGTTTCCTCAGTTATTACGCGCTGGCTGTTTATCCACGGAACCCAATAGCCTGTTAGAATCGATTCTAAGGGGGTTGGCAGTAATGTAAAACCCGCGTCCGTTATAATACCCTCGAATAATTCCCAAGCGTTTAAAAACGGGGTTAAATCAGCGGCGTAAATCGGTTGCTCGGAATTACTAACGGGCCTCGAATTCGGGCTCCCGAGTTGGTCCCAATTTTGGCCGCGATCAACTAACCCCCATTGTACCGAATTTCCGAGGTCCAAATCTACGAGGCTCCAAATGTCGCCCGAGGTGTAATTAAATGAAACGCCCACGTTCCAAATAATTAAACTATTGGCGACGTCTACCGATGTAATTACGCGGTTGGTTATATTCGTTCCGTTATCAAATCGAATTGTAAAGCCAATCAACTCAGGCGTTACGGGTAACGGGTAAAAGAAATCAGTTTCGCCAATATTTACGTTGGTAGCCATTACCCCCGTTTCGATAATAAAATCGTCCTGAGTTACGCCGTAATTTATAACGTGGTTATAACTCGGAAGCCTCGAAATCGTCCCGAGTAAGCCGTCCCCAATCGAGCGGAATAAATCGGGCGTCTCACCGTAGAACGTAACTAAAATATCCGTTAGTAAATCATTTTGCCGAAACGTTTTCATTACCCGCAAATGACCCCGCACAATTGGAACCGTATCGACCCGAATTTCGGCCGCTACTTTGGTAGCGTAAATATTCTCAGAATCTAAATAATTCGAGTCATCCAAAAAACCGAAAACGGTTACGTTACGGTCGCTTGCGGGGATTCGAAACTCGCGCGTAAAATCGCCCAGCGCCTGAAAATTCCCCACGTCCTGAAACGCCCAATTTTGCGAAATGGATTCTAACGGGTACAAATCGAGATACGTTTCCTCAACCGCTCCTATTCGGAACGTGGCGCCGTTCCAAACGGGTAAAATGATATTGATATCAAAATTAATATCGTAAAGCCCAGGCCAAACCGCTTCAAAATTTACCGCGTTAATTAACCCCCCATCGTATTCGGTGAGGTCGGGGCCAATTATCGTAATGGGTAATCCTATTAGCGAAAAAATACCGTCGAAAAAATTAACGCCGATTTTATTGGACGTGAACGCGAACGGGTCCGAGGGCTCCTCGAAATCGCCCTCGATGTTTTGACCTTTTCTAACTATTAAATGAACTTCATTTATCATGACCAATAATCTTGGCTATAACTCAATTTCAGAGTTACGTTATATAACTTTCCATTCCGCTCGCGGCGCTCCAAAAAACTCGTTTCGGTTAACGATACGGGCCGCGCATCCGTACCCGATAATATTTGCACTTGATTCGATGCAAGGAGCGACCTCAAAAATATATATTCGTTTTCCTGAAGCCAATCCGATGTAACGGTTAGCGTTTGAGTTACGATGTTTTGGCGGTCGTAAAGCTGGCGGTCGTACTGTGAGAATATTGAGGACGTGCCATTAAATAAAACGCGCTTAAACTGCTTACGTTCCACGTTATCCGTTATTTCGCTTTTCTTTATAAAATTGAAATAATCCCAACCGCCGCGCGAGTTTACAAATGCGAGTCGAACGTTATCGTAACGGCAATCGTATTGCCCGTAATATTCGGCGTTATAAAAGTAATAACGGACGCTCGCCTGAGCTGAGGCCTTTGAGTAGCATTGAATTATATAATAACGCCATCCTGGGCTCGATGTTGGGTCAGGCATCGACGGGACCGTGCTATTTTTTAAATTCTGAGGACCGCAAGGAATACCCTCGAGAATGTTCTCGGCAAAATTTACCTCCAATATTGAGGTTGATCCCGTGGCGCTAACGAGTGTAACGCGATATTTAGCCGCAAGCGTTGGCGATAAATACGTCGCAACACCAGGAACCATCAATAACCCGTAATCGCTATCGAGCGTCGGTATAAAAACCTGCCCCGCCGTTAGCGTTATGCCCATACTTTCCGCAAGCGGCCAAACGTGTGTGTTGGTTTTACGGTCGCTCATGGCGTAAGCGTTGGCGCTATTGAGTGAAAAGCGTATATCGAAATTCGAGCTCCCGAAAACGTTGGGGCGAAATCCGTCCGTTGGCTGATAATACGCATTAAATACGGCCGTCGATGTTATTTCATCAACGCCCTCGTTTTGAGTCAGCACCCCGTCCACTATCCACCACTCAGAGAAAACTAATTCGTAAAGATTCCACCCATTCCCGACCGTTTCCGTATAGGTTGCGGCGGTTGAAATGTGGACGTTGGTCCCCTCGTAATTATGCAAGTTAACGAGCGGGCTCAAATCAAAATAAATATGTCCGTCGGGGCTGGGTTGTAAATAGAAAAAATAAACCTTTCCCGTCGCCGTATCGGTTACCTCAATACCAAATCGAAAGCCAGCGTTCCCGCTATTCGTGCTCGTTAAGTCGTAAATGAGTTTTTGGCCGCGTGGCGTCCAATCGTAAGGTTGCTCGTTAATCGTTAACGCCATTTTTATTTAATGTATTTATCGGCTTTTAGTCGAGCCTGTTTAAATATTTCCTTTTGATAAAATAAACGGAAGTCCTTTCCGCTTTTACGGAATTCATCTTGGAACGCGTCGCGCATGTAATCAATACCAACGATGCCACGGGTTCCAATTCGGCGCGCCATTCTCGCCGCCTCCCAAAGTTTTGTTTTTTGGTTATCTGATTTAAATAAACTTTTCGCCTTCATCCATTCGTAAATCGGCGAAACGGGGGGCCATGTTTTCGGGTCGTTACTTGGGCGGCGTCCCTTTTCGATTACGTCGGCGTAGTTACGTGTGGGGTCGTTTGGCTTAACTCCAAACCATTGTAATATTTGCGGCCCTCGTTTGAAATATCCCCAAGTTAACGCGGCTAACAAATTACCCCGATAAACACGGTTAACCGACCGCCCGCGAATAGTTCGTTTTTTTCTTAGATTCGCTTGAGCGCGTTTAATTACCCGAGCCCCGAATTCATCTAAAACGGGTTTATATGTTTCGAGTTTCGCCATTATAATACCTCCGAATATTCGAGCACACTCCCCGCCCTTACTGTTAAGTTACCCGCTATTGAACAACGAAAACGAACCGTCCACGTTCCCGAGGCGCTTACCTTAACGATACCGTCGGCCGTAGCCAATCCGTTACTCGTTCCCGTTACGTTCGTTCCCGTATCATATGCAACCTGATTGCTAACGCCGTTGGCAGTGGCTCCCGTTGTTATGGTAAATCGTGCGTTATTAATGGTAGTCGCTGGGCCGTTACTTGAAAACATGTATGTACCCGAACCCACGCCGAAACTAATCGTAGCGCGCCACTTGTAAGTTTTCCCCGCCGTAACCGCAAAGCTCAAGCCCGTAACATCCTCGAAAGTAGTTCCAACGTTTACCACGTTTGCCGCCACTACTAGCGTAATATCCGAGCCGAGCGAAAGGTCCGTTTTCAACTCCGCCAGCGTCAAAGCCGCGACCGTATTATCGGCGTTAATTCTGAGGTATCGAACCGCGCTAGGATTCGGGAGCGTGGCGAGGTTGGTCCCGACCGTAGTTAATCCGATAGAATTTTGTTTACCGTTAAACGTTGACCAATCCGCACTCGATAACGCGCCGCGATTTGCCGCGCTCGCCGTTGGTAGATTAAACGTGTGAACGCTTCCCGCTGAGTTGATCGCGAAATCCGTTCCCGCCGTTCCCGTTGCGAAAGTTTGCGTAGAATCCGTTAACCCATTCAAAGAACTCAGCCCGATAGCGTAGGTTGTATGCACCTCGCCAATTCGGCCGTCCTCAGTGTAAAGGGTAACCGTTTTACCGTTAGCATTTTGAATATTGAACTCGATAACCACGCGGTCCGTTGCGGCCGTTGTGGTATTCGGAACCGATAGGGCGAACGTGTATAAATCGGGGACGTTTCCGTTGGTAATTTGCTCGAGTGGTGAGGTTGCTACCGTGGTAAAAGTGGCGCCGTTATATATCTTCAAAACCGCGACGATTTCGGCGCTGTTAGAACCGCCTCCCGTTTCGCTTAAATATACATCGCACGTCCAAACGCCCGAGGGTATAATTAAATGATTCGGCGAATTAACGTCAGTAATAAAGCTCGCAATAACGCCCGTAGTATTTCGCGTAAAGTTAGCCGCTGGGCCTGTATTCGCCGCCGTGCCCAATTCATAAAAAGCGGTCCCGCCAATTGTACCCTGAGAAACGTTCCCGTTAAAATAGAATATTTGCCCGCCTCCGCCGCCCGTGCTCGGGAAGTTGGCGAGCGTACCGTCCCCCCTTACATATTGCGAGGTTGTACCCGCGCCCGTTACCGCCAGCGTTCCCGCCGTGGTTACGGGTGAGCCCGCCACCGTGAACGCGCTCGGCATGGTTAGCCCTACCGACGTAACCGTCCCAACGCCCGCCGTGGTAAATTCCACCTCACCCGTTCCCGCGTTGCTCAGGGTTAGAACCTGGCCGACTGTAGCCGTCGCATCGTTTACGTTTGGGGTTTTAAGGCGGGCCGAATTCGGGAAAAGCGTTAACGAGGTTTCATTACCTGAGGCCGATTCGCTCGCGCTTATGAGGGCTTTCGTGGTATCGGTTAAAACTTGCGTTTGGGTCGTTCCCGTTGTTTTACCAATGGTTACCGAATTACTGTCGATACCCAGCGCCGCGTCCGAATTAACGTTAATATCAACTTTCGAGCTTGAGTTAACGGTAAAGTTTGAAGTACCGTCGATAGTTAGCCCGTTAGTCGCGCAATCGATAGTATTGTCGGTAGTTAATACGGGGTCGGTCGTTATAACATCTTGCAACCCCTGAGCCGTGGGAATCGTTGGGAACGTTTGGAGCGCCCCCGTTCCGTCGATGTATTCGCCCGAGGTTCCCGCGCCAGTTATGGCAAGCGTGCCCGCTCCCGTTATGGGCGAACCTGAAACCGCGAAAGCCGAGGGGACCGTTAAGGCTACCGACGTCACCGTCCCACCTCCGCCGCCACCGCCTCCCGTGGAATTAATCGTAACGGTTCCGTTTCCGTTATCTACGATGGTAACGTTGGTCCCTTGTTGCAAGTTGAGCAAACTTTGGAGCCCATTGTTTACGCCGTTCGTTTGGAGCGTAATCCCAACCGCCACGCCCTCACCGCCTGAGCCTGAGCCCCCGATAGTAAAGTCGGCGGGTATATCACAGGCCGACCAATCCCAAGGAACCGATAGGGTCATTTGTAAGTTAACGCCAACGAGCGTATGAGAAAACTCATTTATAAAAACCTCGATATTGGCGCCACCATCGAGCTCTACGAACGGCCCAAAAACGATTTGGCCGTTTTGAACCTCGGCCAACAAATCCTCGGCGAGCTTAATGCAGTCCGAAATACATTCGCGTTGGTATTCGGCGGGCGTTTCCTTATCCCTCGGCAAATCGGCGAAAATGATAACGAACGAATAAAGGCGCGTCCCCGCTCGCGGTTCCACCTCTACGGGTAAAACGTGCATCCAAGGAAACTCGACCTCCTTTTCAATATCGATATTCGAGAGATCCCCGTGGCTAAATCCCTTAATGAGAAAATGGGCCTCGGCGAAAGCGCGGAACCTATCAATTAAAACGTTATAACTTATTTGCGGTATCATTTTCTAAATGTCGTTTTCATTATTCGCGTTTGCTCGGCGCTATAATCGCGCATGTAACTCAAATGGGTAAAAATCGCCGTCGCTGGGGTATCTAAAACGAGTTCGTGTTTGGTTATATCATTCCCCGAAATCGCCTCGAGTATATGATACCAACCCCATCGGCTCAGTCCTGAGGGGGTATAATCGTGCTCAGCTCCTGAGTCATCAGACGGTCCAAAGAGTCCAACGAATTGTTGACTAATTCGGCGCCGATACTCGAAAAAAAAAGCAAGCCCCCTTGTATGCGATCCATCGTTAGCGCGTTAATCGCGTGCATGTATTTTTTAACGTTGGCCGAGTCGTATTTAACGAGGTTATAATAGTCGCCAACCTGTTCGGAAATGGGGCGGTAAATTATCGCCGCGAGTTGCGGGAGGTTCGTGTAATCCGTTTCGCCGTTGGTGAGCCAAATCGATTTCGAAAGTTGATCGAGGTCGACGTGCTCGCGGAACGTCATGTTATTAATGTCGGGAATAAACCCCAGCTTAACCCCCTCGACGGTTACGGTCGGCGTATGGGTATCTTTCCCCGTTATGCACGCGGTCGAAAATAAATCGATTACCGTTTGCACCGTTTCCGCCTTGAGCCCCTCGCAGTATTCGCGGCTTTTGTTAATGGCTATCATGGCGCGCTCAGTATCATCGGCGGCCGTTTCGAAATCGACGAACCGCTTGAGGGTTATTTGGTCGGCGCTTACGGGAATATACAGTTTCATAAATTGGCGCTTATGGTTATTACGGGTTGATTATCGGCGCCCGTGATTTCCTGGCGCTCAATATACCCGCGTTTTTTACCTTTCGTTTTTAAAAAGAAAATCGTCGCGGCGGTATCCCCCTCTTTTATTAACGTGTGGAGTTGGCCCTCGGCGAAATCCAAAACGGACCCGTCGAGCTCCTCAACCGCGAGTTTATAATCAGGGTCGTTCTTAATCCAATAGTAATGAATATCGCGGCTCATGCCAACGGCGGCGGCCGCTTTGGTCACAATACCCAAGTTAGCCTCGAGCGCGTCAAGAAACGCCCTTTTTTTAGTGTTGAATTGAGCCGAGCCATTTTCGCTATTTTTTTCCATCTTCAAAAAGTCGTTTTTCCTTATTTTATTGGTGTTTCACCGACGGCCAAATCGCATTTGGTTAGTTTTCGTTTTGAGGCTTTTCGGCCTGATATTGGCACACCGCGTAACGCTGGGCCGCCTCGGGGAATTCCTTAATTGCTTTACTGTCAGCCATGCACCGCCCAATAAATTCGTGGCGGTCCTCGTTAGGTTGGCGCGTTGGGAGTGGCATGTTTACTTGCTTTTTTTTTGTTTCGTATTCCTTACGGCGAATAACTCTATTAACTCGCCTTTGATTCGGGCCCATAGGGCTTTAATTTTAGATTTCATGCAATAGTAACGGAATATCCGTCCACTTTTGCCCGAAAACGTCCCTAATCGCTTAATTCGCCCTCGTTAATTTCCGTTTTCAGCCAGCTAATGAGCTCACCGCCTCGGCATGATACGCAGCCCATACGCTTACCCGTCATTTTATAAACCCATTCCCCAAGGTCGCGAACCGTTTGGCCTGTTATTGAGCCTTGAGACGGTAGCCCCGAAATGAAGGTTCGCAGTAATTCGGTTTCCTCATCCGAAAGCCGATAGCGCCCCCATTTATTAATTGGGCAACGATATAACGAGTATTTCGTTTTGCGCGGCATGTAACAGCCGCAAAGCCGAGTTTTACGTCGGTAGTGGGTTATCTTGTTGTTTTCCTCGGCCTCGGCCAAATCCTCGGGGCTGAGCTTGTTTCCGATTAACAAGGTTCCACAACTTAACGTCGACGGGCGGAAGTGTTTACAGGCTTTACAGGTCGCTAAGCGCTGGGCCCGAATTGATGGGGGTACGGTGAACATTTTTACGTATTTTGGTTAAAGCGTTTTCAACTAATTTGTAAAGGGTTTTAATCGGGATTCCTGTTTTGGCGCTGGCGTCCTTATAACTGAAATCGGGCAAAGCGTAGAGCCTCAAAATCACGGCGTCCATTTGTGGCATCAGTGAAATATAGGCGTCGACGTACTCGTTATTTAGCCGCGATCCAAGCCAAGGCGCCAACGGCTCCTCGAGATGCTTAACGCTATTTTCGTCCCAATTCCTTAAGAACTTACTAAATTTCACATGGTAACGGCTCGAGCGGTCGATTGCCATTAAGAACAAAGCGCGGTTAACGTAAAATTCGAGGGTTCCCTCAGCCGCCAGCCGCTCGGCTTTCTCGCGTTGGTTTTCGAGAATCTTTAAAAGGGTTTCCGAGAGTAGGTCGTCGCCGCGGTGGGGGTCGCTCATCAATCCCCGTGCATGCCTGAGCCATTTGGGATATAATCGAGCCGTTTCGTTTTCCAAAGTTTTCACCCCGTTTGAATGTAGCAAAAAATCTACTATATTTGCCGCCGTAAATATAAACCAAAATCATAACATTATGACATTTAAAGAAATATCGGGGTTATTCCTCACCCATCTTAGCGCGGCCGTCCTCGGCTTTGCGTTCGGCCATTATCGGGGCTGGCTATCTGAGTACAAACATCAGGAAAAAAGGGAGGCCGAAAATGAATAACGAGAACGAAAAACTCGCTCAGGCTTTTAGACTTGGGTGGGAAACCGCTGTAAAATGCTTACAGGATGTTTATAAAAAGGGCGTGGATCCTTTAGCCGAAATAATGGTTTTAGAATTACTAGAGAAAAATAAAAAAAAGTCTAAAAAATACAAAGGAGGTGAGCAATGAATGAACTTAAATATACGGCCTTAGCCTTTGCGATATTTTACGGAATCGTAAGCGTCGTTGCGTTCGCTTTGGTGCTCCGATTCTTTTACAGGAACTTTAAAAATAAGCTATGAGCAACGAAAACCAAACCCCAATTAACGAGTGGGTCGATAAGACCCGAAAAAAACTCAACTCAAACCCCTTGAGCCTTTCGGCTATGGCTTACCGTGAATTCATTAACGAAAGCCCCGAAATGATAGTTAAGGAAGCCCAATTAATTCGGGACGCATATCTCGAGGGGTATCGGGCGGCCTTTGAGGATTTAAAAAACCATTATGAGACGAAAGGAAATGACGCGGTTATCGAGTGAGGACCTCAGGGCTTTACGCCTTGAAACCCTCGCCGCTTTTCCCGTGCCCGAAAATCAGGCCTCAAAACTGCGGCTAATTTTAAAACGAATAGAAAACGAACTCGACGTTCGAAACCCCCTCCGCCATGAACTCCGATAAACTCAATAACCTAATTTCTGAAACCTTTGGAACCCGAAACGAATTCGCCCTCAAAATGAAGGTTTCGAGGTGGACGGCTTACCGTTGGCTCGATAATCCCGAAAGGATGGATTTAAAGGCCCTTAAACGCCTCGCAAAGCTCACGGGCAAACCTCTAACCGAACTCGTTTAATGGTTACTTTTTTACCCAAGCAAATCGAATGTTTAAACGCCCTCGGGTTGGACTCATCCGCCGAGGTTGTTTTATTCGGGGGCGCCGCTGGCGGGGCGAAGTCGTTCACGGGTTGCGCTTGGCAAATCCAACGCCGCCTCAAGTACCCGAAAACGAGGGGGCTTATTGGCCGCTCCAAACTCGACACCTTGAAAAAAACGACCCTAAAAACGTTTTTTGAGGTTGCTCAGCTATTCGGGCTCCGAGCGAATGAACATTACCAATTTAACGCACAGTCGAACGTGATCACGTTTTACAATGGCTCGGAAATCATTTTAAAGGATTTGTTTTCGTACCCGTCCGACCCCTCGTTTGATTCGCTCGGGTCGCTTGAAATTACCGACGCCTTTATTGATGAGTGCAGCCAGGTCAGTAAAAAAGCCGTCGACATCGTTAGAAGCCGTATTCGTTACAAACTGAGGGAATTCGATTTAAGCCCGAAAACCTTGCTAACGTGTAACCCGTCGAAAGGTTGGTTATATAACGAAATTTATGCCCCGTGGCGGGCTCAGAACCTCCCGAGCTTTATTCAATTCATACCCTCGCGCGTTACTGATAATCCCCACCTCCCCGCCACTTACGCCGAAACTTTAGCGAGGCTTCCCGAAATGGATCGTAAAAGGTTATTAGAGGGCGATTGGGATTACGACGAAACCGCCGACGCCCTTTTCCTTACCGACGATATTTTGAGGGCTTTTCGTGAGCCCCAAAACGACGGGGAACTGTATATAACGGCCGACGTTGCGCGCCTTGGAAAGGATAGGACCGTTATCGCCCTTTGGCGCGGCCTTTCCCTCATTCATATAACTGAACTCAGAAAAAAGAAAATCGATGAAACCGCCGCCGTTATTCGGGCTATGGCGGACCATCATAAAGTAAAACTTTCTAATGTGCTCGCCGATGCCGACGGGCTGGGCGCTGGGCTCGTTGACGTCCTGAAATGTCGCGAATTTCGTAACGGCTCAAGGGCTACAAAGCCCGAGCGGTTCGTTAATCTCAAGGCCGAATGCTTTTTTAAACTCGCCGAATTCATTGAGCTTAATCGAATGGTTTTCCCTCAGGCGAATAGGGACGTGATCGTTAAGGAGCTCGATTTAATACGCCGCAAAAACCCCGACGGGGACGGTAAGCTCGCAGTAACAGGAAAGGAGGAAATCCAACGAACCCACGGTATGAGTCCCGATTACGCCGACGCTATCGCCATGCGAATGTTTTTCGAGCTTTTCCCCAATTATGGGCGGTATTCATACGCCTGAGCCAAATTAACATTTTTTAACATTTAGTAAAAGCCCAATTTTAACAAATTTTAACATAATGGCTTGAATTTTAACATTTTTTAACTTTTTTGTATGTTGCAAATATGCTACATTTGTAGTGTCCAAAAGGGACGAAAGTTTTTTGAAATAACCCTTTAATAATTAACACTATGAAAAGAGAATTTACAACGGTATTACTTGAGCTCAAGCGTAAAGAGGACGGCGAAGAGTACAGCGGCGATCCAATCGACTATATTACGCGCGCCACTAAAAAGGCCGCCATTAACGCCGCAAAAAAAGGAGTACAAAGGCCCGATGTAATAAGTGCCTGGGTATATGAGGAGGGCGAAATGGACGAGCCTTATCGATGCTACATCTACAAAGGCGACGCCGATATTACAGATCAAACAGGATGGTAAAAACAGCGGGGGCGAAAGCCCCCCTTTTTAACCTAACTTATTGAAGCACAATAACCGATTTGTTAAAATTTGTTAAATTTCCAATGTAGCAAAAAAACTACATTACATTTGTCAAACAATTAAAAAACGAACCCCATGAACACCGAAACAATTTTAAACGAAATCAACAGCCTAATCTTAAATCCATTATTTCGCCAATCTTGCGCCACAACGGCAAAAGCTAACGGAATCAGCGCCGAGGAATGGAACGAAAATAAAGTAAATATTCTTTTCCTTTGGGCGACGCAAATCGTTTGCGGAGATACCCGCCCGCCATTTGATTTACATACTCAGGTGGTAACAATAACCCCCGAAGAATTCGAAAAGGATTTAAAATCTTGTTTAACCGTAATCGGTAAATTGAGCTCGGGTTATTTGTGCGAATATGTTTCCCCATCACTTCATAAAAAAATAGTTGAGATTCGTTTAACTAAATAACCAACCTCAGGGGCGCGGCTGATCAACGCGCATTCATTAAGCAATTTAAAAACCCCTTATAATATGTATCAAATTATTATTACTCATCTTCAGGAAAGAACCGCCCAGGTCATCCATTACCCCAAGCTCGACAAAGCCCTCCACAGTTTCAAGGAAATTTGCGACGATAAGGGTTACCAATGGGAATGGACGGGCGACCTCCCAACCGCTGGCGGAATAGGCCACGACTACCGTATCGAAATCGAATTATCATTTTAAACCCTTTAAAACCCTTTTTATTATGAAAACCATGACAATTGAATTGGAACGCCCCGCGACTATTGAGGTGCTCGAGTTTGAACTACCGTATTTCGCAAAGTTTAATAACTGCTATTATGCCGTATTGGACCCGCTCGAGGCTTTGCGCGTGTATAATTTCAGCTCGATAAAAGCCCCTATGCTTGACATAGTCCGCCACTCCTCAAGCGTTAAACAGGCTTTCGCATGGGAAGCCGAGCCCATCGACCGCGAGGAGTTCTTTCGCGTGTATAACGAGGCCCTGTTAGCTATTAACGAAATCCGTGAGAAACTATGAGACGCGCGGCCCGATTTGTAAAATACGCCGCGTGGATTGTGGCGGTTTACGGCCTCCTCAAGTACTGCGAGGAGCTTAACCAATGTTTAGCCAATTTTTAAAACCCCTAAAAATGTACCCTTTGAACCCCGAAACCATGGCGCAAATTCAGAAATTTACCCAGCGCCTGAATTCTCAGCCCGACCCGCTGAGCATCGAACAAACCCCCGACCGTAAGGCCTCGACCGTGGTTATTTCACACATCGAAATGACGCTCGACGAGCTTTTTTTCGGCCAATGGAAAACCGAAAATTTTAAATGGAGCCCCGTAGCGAATGAAATCCAAGGCTCACTCGAGCTCGTTGTTATTCACCCCGTCACAGGCTACGAAATTCGCCGAACGGGAGCCGCCTCGATTGTCATTATGGTTGATCGTGTGCCCGAAAACGTCACGGGAACCGACCGAAACCAATGGGCGTTAAATCCTGCTAACAAAAAAGCCAACGCCCTCGACATGGCTTTCCCAAAACTCAAAAGCGAATGTTTAAAGAACGCCGCCCAAAGCCTGGGCCCGATATTCGGCCGCGACCTAAATCGTAAAAATAAGGACGTTTATAAACCATTCAAGATAGCCAGCGCGGGCGAATTACCCGAGGCGCTTATCGCGCGGCTCGAGGTTGGTATCCTTAACGGCGACCCTCAGGCGGCCGACGCTATCAAAGCGCTCGAGGCCCATCTAAGCCCCGAACAAAAAACCAATTTGCAAACCCTCTTAATTCAAAAAGAAAATGGAAATTAACCCGTACCTCGCCGAGTATATGGCGACCGTTAACCAGCAAACAGCCGCGTGGGATAAACTACGCCTCGGACGTTTCACAGGCTCAGGAATCAGCGCTTTAATGACGGACCCGAAAACAAAGGCCGCCAAGGAATCGGGCGAAATGAGCGAAACGGCTAAAAAATATATCTACGAGAAAGTAATGGAGGAGGTCACGGGCCAAAGCGCCAATGAGGCGACCTCACGCGCCATCGACTGGGGGAACGAATGGGAAGAGCACGCCTTGAACGAACTTAAAAAAGCCATTCAATGCGCCGACGATCGTTTCGAATTTAAGCCGTCGTTTAAACTGTTTAATGATTACTTTGGATGCTCGCCCGATGCTTTCGCATGGCTTCCCGATTTCGAGCGCGTAGGCGTCGAAATTAAATGTCCTTGGAATTCGGTTAATCATTATCTACATTCTCAGGTGCAAACGCCCGAGGATTTGAAAAAAACGAACCCCGATTACTATTGGCAGATAATGGGCAACATGTTAACCCATAATTTACCCGCGTGGATATTCGCCAGCTACGACCCGCGCCAACCTGAAAACCGCCGATTACATTACGTCGTAATCGAGGCCGAAATCGACGCCCTGAATGAGCTTTGTCAGCGTATGGAAACCGCTCACCGCTATAAAGAATCAATAAAAAACGCTTGGATTAATTCATAACCCTTAAAATTTATAATATGCAAAAGAGAAGCCCTTTTAATTATGTCGCTCGAATTGAGCGCGTGCAAAAATGGATAACGGCCAACCCTGGCCTCCATGTTAACGACATGCTCGATGAATTCAGCGATACCCCGCGCGGGACGCTGAGCTCCTTAATGTCCCACATGTTAGGCGCTGGGCATTTAATACGCCACCAAAAAGGATTTTACAGTCTCCCCGAATTAGTGGCGAGCCCGAGATCCGTAGCCTATGACATCAAAAAGCTCAAAAAATCGCCCAACCTTTTCAGGAATGTAAAAACCCGTAGGGCAAGGGCTCAGGGAGTACTCCCCGAAATGCCCCAAAATGCCCCTGAGCCGAGTAACCTGTTACAACCTGTTACAACTAACGAACAAATCGCCCAAAAAACGCTCGACGAATACAGGCGAAACACGGCAATAATGAGCGCCGTCGACGTGTTGAAAAGTTACGGCGTAAAAGTTACGCTCGAGTTTTAAAATGGGCTATTATTGCCTCGACACTCAGTTATGAAAATCTTAAATACAGACCGCCGCCGCATTGCCAAAGCCTAAATCGGGCGCTGGGTGTCCTTTGCGTGCGGTGGTCGTATTTTTAAAATGAGAACTTACTTTATTTTTTATCGTAGCTTTTACGAGGCTATTAACGACCTCCCCGAAGCTCAGCAACTCGAGCTCTATAAAGCAATTTTTGAGCTTAGTTTGAATGATTCCGAACCCGAATTAACGGGAATTTCCAAAAGCATTTTTACACTTATTAGGCCCCAAATCGTCGCTAATAATCAGCGTTTTAAAAACGGCTCAAAAGCAAAAGCGAAGCGAAACGGAAGCGAAATCGAAGCGAAAAAAAAGCAAATCGAAAGCGAAACCGAAGCTAATAAGAATAAGAATAAGAATAAGAATGAAAATAAGAATGAGAAGGAAAATAAGAATTTTACCCCGCCAACCCTTGAGGAGGTAAAAAGTTGGTTTATCGAAAACGGTTCCACCGCTGAGGCTGGCGCCAAGGCTTGGCAATATTACACCGATGGCGAGTGGATAGATTCCAAAGGTACACCCGTTAAAAATTGGCGCCAAAAAATGAGGGGCGGCCGTTGGCTCGAGGATAAACCAAAAGCCAATAAACCCGAAGAGGTTTACCGCCAGCTCGATCGTGAATTAGTTCCTGGCTCCGATATTCTTTACAAATACAATCCCCACGGCTAACCCGAAAACGACCCATGTTAACACCCCCAAACGATACCGAACTCGAAAAAATAGCCCTAGGAGCTATTCTCCTCGATTTTAACGCGCTTAAACGTGTTGAGGGTATATTGACCCCCGAAAAGTTTTTTGACCCGCGTAATGGGCTTATTTTCGATTCTATCCTAAAATTGAAAAGTGAGAATTTACCCATCGATATTTTAACCGTTACCCAAACGCTCAGGAAATCGAAACAATTAAGCGCGGCGGGGGGGCCTATTTACCTATCAGAATTAACGACCCGCGTAAGCTCCACCGCAAACCTCGAGACGTGGGCGCTCCAAATGGTCGAAATGTACCTAAAAAGGGAACTCGCTAAAATGGCGGCGCGGTTAGCTGAAGAGGCCCTTTCCCCCGAAAACGACCCGTTCGACCTTTATAACTCCTATTCCATCCAACTAACCGACCTCATTAAATCAAACCTCAAAGGCGAAACCTCGCATATTTCCCAAATAACCCCCGAAACGACGCAAAGTATTGAGGAGCGCGAGCGCCACGGCCTCAGCGGAATACCGACGGGAATATCAAACGTGGATCACATCCTCGGAGGCCACCAAAAAGGGGACCTCGTTTACATAGCCGCCCGTCCTGGCATGGGGAAAACCGCCCTCGCGTTAAGTGTGGCGCTCAACATGGCGCAAAGCGGTTACCCCGTCGCGTTCTTTTCACTCGAAATG